CCGGCCGTGCGGTACTGCAGATAATAGCGGTCGCCGTCCTGCATGAACCGTTCCCATTTGGCCGCCATCTCCGCTGAAGCCTGTACGAAGTTGAATTCAGCCCGTAGATAGTTTGAATTGTATGTTTCGTCGATCTTCCGGACATCATTCAAAAAGCGTTCGAACGTCTTTCTATTGCCGTTCTCATCCAATAAGGAGGGAAAGGCTTCATTCAGTTCATGAAAGGTCTTCAGCCCGGAGAATACATAGTTGGAGCGCTCCAGCCGTTTGCGCATAGCCTCGGACATTTCCACCTGCCGGAATGATCCGTTCAGGACGGAAGAGTGAGTCTCTATAAAATCCTGCGCTTCTTCGGATGCCAGAATACCTATTTCAAGGCTTGCCCCTTCCTGCCGGAACAGTACCTTCATCATGCGGTCGAACTTTTCACGTACCAGGTCAACCGGTGTGCATATATCTTTTCCGGATGCATACTGCAGCAAGGTTTTTGCAATTCCTTCATTCTGCTCCGGATTATGCAGATTGGAATATGACAGCAGTTCTTTGGAGAATGTTTTCCCCCTGAGTGTTGCGCTGATCAGCTCGGCTTCAAACTCGGCCCGGTTCTCCAGGGCATATCTGGACAGTTCCTTTTCGATAAGTTCCCTGTTCACCTTTTCCATGTTCCATTGGTGCTCTACCATGCTGTAAGCTTTGGGCTCCAGCAGCGCATCGATGTGGTGACCCAGTTCATGAAGGAATGTGTTATCCTGTGCACCTGAGCGGTACTGCATTTTCTTTTCCTTGTACGATTTGTAGTCTCGTTCACGGAGTTCGTTGAAATACAGAATACCATCATCACCCTCAAACATGGGTGCCCGGTATTCTGCCCCGGAAGTTTTTCCTCCTTTCTTTTTTAGCAGTCTGGGAAGCTTGATGCCATGTTCCAGGATAATACGGGCTGCATCTTCCGCATCTTTTCTGGCTTCTTTGTTCTTGATTATTGAAGCCCATTCCTTGGCCATTTTTTCGATGTCCTCCGTTTTTCCCGCCTGCAGGATGGGCTTCCTGTTTTCCAACAATTGGGAATATCGCTGGTGCAGCCCCGAATAATCATCGGGGCTCAGTCGAAAAAACGGGACAGCGTTTCAGCCGGTTTGCCGTCTTTCTTTTTTTTCGGATCTGTCGGGTCCGGCTCTTCCTTTGGCTCCTTTTCCTCACACGGAATGCCGTATTTTTCCTCAAAGTACTGTGGCTTCACCTTGTAGTGCTGGAGTACCATTTCTTCGTAGGCTTTCTGCTGTTCGGGTGTGTAGTCAATGGAGTAGTCCCAATCAAAGCGCAGCCCTTTGACAGGGAACCCGTGGCGCACCATGCGCGGAATGAGTTGGTTGTTCACTATATCCCGAAGCATATCACAGTCGCTTTCCACAAGGTTCTGGAACACTTCAAGGTGCGTTTCTGACTGTGACAGGCTGGAGCCGTCTTCAATGGTCATCGTCTGCCCGATGATAAGCTTTGACAGTTCGGAGTTGGCCCGATCGATGCGCTTGTCATAGACATTGAATGCATCTCCCTTGCCGCTTTCCACAAATTCGATTTCGGTTTCCATTCCTGCCACCATGGAGAGGGCGGTTCCGGCTTCACGCAGCATCTTGTCGAGACGGTCAATCTCTTTCTGATCGCGCGAAGTGGTACGTGCTATACGCATGGGCATCCCGAATATTTCCCCGAAGGTGTCCCAAAAGGCCAGCATGTTCTTTTTTGGAATAGTCTGTGAAGCAGCCTTGAGATACAGCCCGAGGTCGTCGGGTCTGCCGGCCTCAATGAGCCAGTCCGAAAAAAGCGGCTGGCGGTAGTCTATACCTGTAGTCCAGTCCTGCCCGAGGTCGGTAATGACACGTCCGTACTCAGGAATGACATGCTTGCGCGGAATAAGCTTCACATCCGAATAACAGATGCAGCCGTCACCGTCAGTGCAAAGGTCGCCCAATTCGATGAGCGAGTGCCCCCAGTAGATTGAATCAAGGGCATAGCGCATGAGCTGCTTGAACCAGGACTGGTCAAAGAAATGAACCGCTTCCTCGTTCTCATCCCCTTTCATATCCACGATTTTGAAAGAGCGTGCCATGACAAAACCTCTGCGCTGCTCCACACACCCGGAGAGGTGAAGGTCTATTTCCGCGTCCCGGTAGATGTCGTACAGGCGCTGGCGGCTGGGGCTGTCCACATTGATGGCATACTGCCAGGCATCGCGCCAGTTCTTGATGTCCTTCCGGGTGAGTGCATCGGTGGTGCGTTGCAGGTCGATGACCATTTTCTGCACCCGCTTGATGTCTTTCCCCTTGGCCAGATTAAAATTGCCGTATGGCGTTTGCAGTACGTTTTTCGGTTTATTGGAAAACATACCGCTGAAAAAGTCTTTAATATCCATAGTCCTACCAGTTATGATGAAGCTGCTTCTGACAGCTGTAAACAAATGAATTTCCGGACGGAAGCCCGTCCTCTCCGACAGCCAAGGGCAAATCAGGGACAATTTTCCCGGCCTGTACGCCTTCAAGCCACTTGATGGCCCGTTCATATCGTTCCTTGCGTATCTCACTTCCCATCTTTTGCGGCATGGCTGCACTCATGTGGTAAAGTGAAATGTCGCAGGTGTACATGACAATGAGCCGGTTCCGGTGTTCATCCTGTGCAGAGAAAATGGCCGTACAGTCGTATTTCGGCCGTAGATAACCGGCAATTTCTTCCCGGGCTTCCGCTTCTGCATTGGTACGGTTTTCCGGGCTTACCTGCGAAATAACCTTCAATGCGTTGTCGCCGATGACAACTTTGTAATCTTCTTCTGTAATGAACATGACCTTATTATTTAGTGATGAACAATGCCATTTTTTCTATATCCCGGATAGTGGTTCCCTTGCGGAAACGGCGGCGGTGAATCAGTTCGCAGATATTCCTTTTGGGGACAACTTTCAGTTTGCCGCCCATATACAGGACGTAGTATTTTCTTCCGTAGAGCTTGGCATACTTGCAAGCACGGGCAACGGCACGTTTATAGCGCCATGCAAAAATCATTCTTTTAATCAGCTGTATCATGTTACCATATATTTTTGGCGGTCGGCCTTTTGCCGAACACCGGTTGAAAACTCTCCTGTCTTGAATTGCGCTGCAGCATCCAGATGGCTCCCTCGTCGGCATCCGGTGCATCATCGTGAATACGGCTGCCACGCTCCAGAGCCAAGGTCTGTTCGATTCCGGTCTGCATATCCGGCGATTCTTTCAACTTCTCATTGTAGAATACGAAACCGCGTTCCCATAATGGTGAGACCGCTTCGATGCGCTGGAGCTTGTCCGGCTTCTTTCGTTTATCCGGCATGATGGGCAGTTGGTATCCACGCAGATTTCCTTCTGCCTCAAACTCATCCAGAATGACATCCTGCATGAAGTTCGCTTCCATAAAGAACTGCACGGCTGCCGTATCGCGTGTACGTTCGTAGAGGTCGTACAGCCACCGCACCATTCCGGAAACGGTATCCTGCCGGACGTAGCAGTCTATAAGGTGCAGTTCCTTCCCGATCTTGCCCCAAAGCCGGCAAGCCTTGTAGTCGTTGGAAGTGGTCGATTTGAAAGAGGGGTCGGTATAGCAGACCAGCATTTCATACTTGGACAGTCTGGGCAGTTTCTTGTAACGAATCCAGTCTGCCCGGAAGATAGTGCCGTCCACGATGGGGTTGTGCATCATCTCCTTTTCCCATGCCCGGTAGCCTACGAAATCCCTGTATTCCTGCGCCTCTTCTTTCGTCCATTTTTCGCGCCATACCGGTTCTCCGTTCTTGTCTATTGCCTTGATGACGGATACATGTACCCCTTTTGTTTTGGTGAGATTGGCCAGCACCGAGTTTTTAGAAATGAGGTTCCCGACCATGATAAAACGCCCCCGGCCCACATCCAGTGCACCAAAAAGGGCTTCTTTCACCCAGTCTGTAATGTCATGCACCCGTTTTTCATTGCGGCACAGTTCGTCGTCATCCAAGTCATCGATGACGATGTAGTCCGGACGTGCTTCCCGGTCGCGCAGACCACGCGGAGACTGTCCGCGTCCGCAAGCCAGGAATTTCACCCCGTTGGCTGCCTTGAACTCCCCATCCTGCCAGGAAGCATTTCCCTGCTGCTTGCCGAAGTCGGCAATGATGCGCTGGTTGTGTTCCAGTTCCGCCTGAATGTCACCTAACAGACGCGTGGCTGAATCTTCGCTTTTGCCGACCACCACCATGAAGTTGATGAGGCGCTTGGGCTGGAACATCAGCCACAACGGAACAAAAATGTCCATGTGTGTGGACTTGGCATGGCCACGCGGCCACATGAATACTGCCTTCAGGTTGGGTGTACCTTTTACTTTAGCCGCTGCCGCATTGTGGAACGGTGCATTGTGGATGGTGCGTATGACTTCCCCGGTGGTTTTGTCACGCAAGGTGAGGAAGTGGGGAAAGTAATACTCACAGAACGCGGCATAGTTACCCTGCAGCCGCAGAATACGCCTGTCCTTTTGTGCCGGTGTCTCGCCCGCGAGCAAAGCCGTATCCGTGATGGACTGCACTCTTTTACAGTGTTCCTTCCACTGTTCGTATGCCTGTTTCTTTTCCGCTTCTGTTGCCATAGCCGTTTTATTTTATGCCCATCTGTTCGGTGATATACAGATCCTGGTACTTGTTGATTGCCCTGACCAGTTCCGGAGTCACTTCCGGGTCGATGGTTGAACGGTATTCAATCCATTTGGAGAATGCCATGAACACTTCAATGACATCCACTACATTGGCCTTCTTGTCTAACTTTTCGATCACCGCCGAAAGTTTGGCCAGTTTGTCCCCGAGACCGGCTACAAGTGCAGGGTCGTTTGATTCGTTGACTTGAGTAATGAGTGTATCAATGGTGAGCAGGAGTTTGTTCACCAGTTCCGGCCGGGTGACGTTCTTTGCCGCCCTTGCTTCTTTCCATCCGTCAGCCGTGCACCATTTTGAAATGGTGACGCGTGACACGTCCACTTTCTCCGCAATTTCGGTCTGCTCCATACCGGAAAGGAACAGTGAGCGTGCAAGAGATTTTTTCTTTTCGATTTCTGTCTTTGTCATATAATAAAGAATATAGGGTTAAAGGCAGGCTTCGGAGTCCCTTGCACCTGCCCGATTTATTCGCAAAGTTGTCTGCTTATCAGCTTGCAGCCAAAATAATGTGCAACGGTTTCATAGAAGTGTGCAACCATTGCACACTTTTTTGGCTTCCCGGTAAGTGCTCTGTAATATTGCAGCGCCAATGCATAAAGGCGTGGCATGAGAAAATGAGTAAACGTGTAAGAATATCAAACGACAGCCTGAACAGCTACGGAAGCCGTGTGCTGACATCGGGCATGAGTGTGGAGCAGTATTGTCGAAACCCGGTACTGCTGTACATGCACCAACGCGGGAACGTGATTGGCTATGTGAAGGACCTTCGGGT